ATCTCTTGTCTTCCAAGCTGCAATCCTACATGACTTATCTGTGAATGGGTAGTGGTGTTTGATTACCTGACCGTTAGTTCCGTACTCTACCTTGACTTTGTACTTGGTAGCTATTTCTTTGGATATTTTCCTGTCGGTTATGGCTGCGTGTACACCTTCGCTGACTGCTTCTGCGTTCTTCTTGAACCTTGGTTTGTAGCTGGGTGTGCTTTGGTTGTTGTCTGGAAATACATGGTGTGAACAGGCGTAGCAGTGTGCTGCTCCATCTTGGTATACTACTAGGTTATCACCTTTAGTATCACCACCTGCTTCTCTGCATTTTGGACAAGCTTCTCTATGGTCTTCCATTATCCTCCTCCGATAATTATAAGTGGTTACTTAGGGTAACCAATCCCACATACTTTGAGGAGGAGGGAGGCTGGGCATGTGAGCCAGCTACCTCTTCTCCTTTAGTTATACTGGACTTGTATCAAAGAACTGGTCATCAGCTTCTTTCTGTCCTTCGTATCCTTGACCCATTTCTAATAGCAACACACGCTTAGCATATGGAACCATGCCTGCTGTTGGATGCTCTTTAGTTGTGAACTCTACTCTAACTGTAGAGCCACTAGGTATTTCATCATGCCAACGCTCGTTCTTCCCTGTAAAAACAGGTATGTCATAACGACTAGTGAACTTTCTGATTGGCTCTCCCTCGTACTCCTTTACTTTTACTCCAGCTTTATCAAGCATGTCTGCGTTGAATGTATCCAGAGTTATCTGTAAAGAATACTTATCAGTTGACTGCCCTTGATAGGTATCAAACTGAGTAAGTGATGTGTTAAAAATAGTGGTTCCTTGTACTAACATATTATCTCCTATGTCTTATTGGTAATTAAACTGCCATTCTAGATTGGCTACACAATCAGCGTAACCAATCAGGTATATCTCTTTGTTAGCAGCTTCTGCTTTATTATGTAAGGTAAACTTTCTTATGGGTCTATCGTGTTTACAGTCAAGCCAGCCTTGCTTATAATACTTAGGCTTGTCACTTAAATACTCAGACTCATCCTCCATGTTTACCATACCATAATCTGTCATTAGTTTATTGTATGCTTACTATCAAACACTCCATCTACAAAGTTCATACCACCTTTTATTTCACTAAAGGGTAGCTGTTCTAAAGCTATAGACAGTAATCGTTCTGTTGAAAAACCTTCTACTTTATCGTAAGCATCCTCAACTGTCTTACTAGGTACACTTAATATAATATCCATGTTGACTATTACATCGTGCATCTTTTCTCTTTCCATTTAACACTCCTATTTTAACATAGTATTTAACTATTAAACTACCACTTGCCAAACAAAAGTTTAAATAACTTAGGAGGCATGTCACCATAAGTTTCTTCAAAGGCAGTTTTAACTGGTACTCTTGGTAAAGTGTTGCCTGTCTTTTGACTTGGCTTAGATAGTTTCTTGTAGTCTCTAGTTTTCTTCAGACGTATCCATAAAGTTTTAGGGGATAAGCCAGTTAGTTCTGCTAGTTCTTTTATTGTTACTATTCTACCATCATCAAGAGTGTAGTATTTTCTTTTATTATTCCAGTCGTGTGTCTTTGACATCGTCCTTCCTTATGGTTTCCCTTGGTTCCCTAGGTTTAGGAATCATGTGAGGATTTTCTTTTTGATAGCGTTCCCAGTATTTTAGTGAAGGCTCAAGTCCTTCTTCTTCTAGCCATAATACATATGCTCCCATGTAACTCATACTAATCTCCTATGGTTGGTAAAGAACTTGCTCTGATTCTTCAAAAGCTTCTACTAATGCATAGCCTCTTTCATCTTCATCTTTTTGATTGCTATATCTAGCATGACATATCTCACATTGTACAATCTCTTCTACTTCTTCAGCTTCATAGATTTCATCTGTGATTTCACCAAAAGCTCGTTCTTCTTTCTCGTAGTCGCCTCGCCATAGTCTATCTTTAGCTATTTGTTCAGCGACTACTTCATCAGCAGCTTCTATCTCATCTTCAAAGTCGTAGGTTTTATCTACTTTTATTCTGACTGCGTATGTATTCATGCTGCTAACCTTATGTTCTCTAGCATTGGTAATACTTTCCTTACCTTCTGCTCTCTAGTAATAACAGTAGCTGCTTGATTAGCTTTGTTTCTAAACTCGGCGTGACTACTCCAGTCAGTCAATGTATTGTATAACGCCCACAAGTTAGCACCCATGTCATCTTGGTACTTAGCATAGATGTTATGTAGGTATTCACCTAGCACCTTGCTCTCGCCAGCTAAGTTAATGAACACATTATTAACCTGCAACTCATTGACTGGTATATTAGGATACTGCTTCCAGTACTCTGCGTTCTCTGTGTAAGTACCTAAGCTCATCCTAAGTTTGTTAACTGCAACTTCTGGCTCTAGACTCTTGGTATGCTTACCATAGAAACTAGAAAAGAAATTACCTATCACTTGTCCATTTAAACAAGCAAGTCTAAGCGCACCTACTAGTGACATGAACTTCCAACTGCCATCGTAACTATTAAGAACAGAAATCTTTAGGTCCATTGGGTCATCCTTTCTAACTTCTATTCTATGAGCAGGAAAAGTATAGGTAACTACGGTTCGCGCACCTGCGTGTGACTGTTGTATATCTCTTGTCATCCCAGTCGTATCTAATCCACTAAGGTATATCGCACGCTCGTAGTCAGGGATTATGTCTGCGTTCTGTATGACATTGTATCCTCTACCTACAATAGAAAGTATATTACCTTCATCATCTACTACAGCTTTGTGTGTATGTATCTGCTGCTCGTACTCTTCTTGGTCTATAACACCTACTGCTTTATACTCATCTTTAGTACGCACATACAATGGTTCTGTATGTACTTTGATAAAGTCTTCTGCTGTTAATGCTCTGCCTTGTACATCTGTTAATGTATTAGCTACTTGTAATTGAGTAGCATAATCATCTGCTATTACTTCTAACATATTTATCTCCTATATTATTATTGAACAACAACTTCTTAGTGCCACCCACTCTACTTTCTAGGATGACATTCTCTACTACTGGGCATTCATCTATGTAGTTTTCTACAGAGCAATGCCTAGTTACTTCACCGTGAGGTTCGCGTACTAACTTCTTGTAGTCACAATACTCACAGTCGTATCCTTCATCAAACACAGTATCGTATAGCTCTACAATCTGCGCTACTACTTGTTTACTCAGACTCATCTTTTAACCCCACTCGTTTAGATATCATCTCTACCATTTTGTTTAAGGTTTGTATACATACAACAGCACTATCTATTTTATCTGCTAAAGACAATAGCTTTACATCATGCTTGTTAGTAACTACTACTAGTTCTTGTATAGTTACACGCAATCCATCAACATCATCCATCAAGGTATTAACTTCTTCTTGTCTATTGTCTATTCTTTCTTCAAGCCTGTCTGTGAAATATCTGATGTCTTTATCTACATCTATATATGCCATACTAATCTCCTCTATTAAATTAAGTGAGCAGTTTAATGTCATACTCAGGACTCCTCTCTAGATTTTCAGGGCTTCCACCATTGGCACTAGACACCGGTAAGATGTGTCGGATAAGCTATACATATTAGTACTCTTAACTCTGGCACAAATAAGGTGAGCAGTTTCTTTATACAATCACATACTCAGGTGACCTGTTGTAGCGCCTCGTAGTCTTGTTCCATTTCCCAAGGCAGTTACATGTATTGGCAGGTTTATTAACTACAAACTTCCCCTGCTATCCTCATCATAGATTATGTAAACTCATGGATGGTAGTTGGATATACTATATATACATGTGCCACAAGTAAGGTATATAACCTATAACAAAACCCCAGACAAATCCATTGAATCTTTCTTTGTACTTAGGGTTAGTGTAATGTTCTATTTCATACTTCATAACTACTCCTTATCTCTGATAGTCCATAAGACTTCTATCTTTTGAGACTCGACATCTCTAATTTCTATAAGATGGAAGCCTTGGTCTAAGTATTGTTTAGCTACATGTAGAGCATCGTCTCTGTTCCAAGACTTAGCATTATTGAATTTAACTTTGACACCATGTACTGTTACTGTAAACATAGTCATAATCTTAGCTCCTTAAAGTCATTGTCTTGCTGCTGCTCCCAGTTAACAGGAACAATAGCACCATGTAATTTATACATGTCTTCATCTATTAACTCTGTATATAAGAACACATTGTCTTCATCATATACATTACAAACTAATTCACCCCATTCAGTACGTCGTACTTCGTTAGGTGGTATTGATAATACTGACATAATAATCTCCTTAATAAAAACCCAGACGAATCGAACCCTTCTATTTACTTCTTCATCAAAGTAAAAGACAGAGTGTGATAGTCATAAGACACGAATAAAAATATAGGGAATCCGAAGACTCCCTATACTTAGTAAGACTTATCTTTTCTTAGGCGTCCAATTACTGTCAATTTCTTGACCTCTTGCGTTCATCTTAGAACCCTTGATTGGTAAGACATAGTCTTTTGCGAACAACTCAAGATGTGCTTGATAAGCAGCATCTCTAAGTTCTTCTAAGTCTTCTGCCTGTGAGCCTAAGTCATGTAAGTAACCTTGTAACTGTTGTATCTTATTAGCTGTAGATTCATCACCTTTAGAATCATCTTTAAGAACACTCCATTCAGCATAGTATTGACGATACTTACCATTAACATATCTTAAATCATTAGTAAAGCTATAGCACATTCCTTTTAAAACTCTGCCTTGAGTTGAGTAAGTTATATCGTTACTATTATCAAGATTAAGAGCGGTGATTGAATTGACTACAACATTAGTGACACTTGGTTTATTTTTAGATTGTTTCATATTTTTCTCCATTTCGTACTCAAGATTAAGTACATGGTGAAGGACTATCTATCTATAGCTTATGTCAACCCTAGATAGACCAAGAGAAGAACCTATGTTAAGCTTGCGACAACATAGGTGATGAGCGTTGGTCTACCTAACGGGTTTACATAAGCTATAGATTGATTTATAGTCCTCCATGAACTTCATCTTGAGTACTAAATGGACTCTAGAAAAATATGAAACAATCTACAAATAAACCTTAGTGGATACTTATGTTGTAGTCAATTCTTGAGCAGCTCTGAATCTTAGATAAGAGTTACGATATAACTTACTCAACTCAAGGCTACTCCGATTATTTCAAACAGTTTTAAAAGGCTAATGTGCTAAGCTTTACTAATGATATTAAGATATAGTTAAGGGTAAGTAGTGGCAATACTATAGCTGAATTGAAGTGTTCTTAAAGAGGATAACTAAAGGTAGATGAACCTACAAGCTAACAAGATACAATAAGTTACTTTGGTTACTCATGACTTAGGGTTACAGCATAAGACCTAGAAGAACTAGATATGCAGCTTATGAAACACATCAGTTGTTCATTATGTCTTAACCAATCAAAGGGTTCTATGATGTACTCAAGAGGTACAAGAAATGACATTAATTGGACAAGGAAAGATTAGTCTTACTTTGTATAGAGAGTCTACGGATTTCCTATATTGACATGAAGTGTCTTAAATAAATTAATAGATTCATCACCTTATAGTGACTATCACACTCTCTTTTACATCAACTTCAGAGGATAACAGTTAAACTCTGGTCAACATTGGTCTACTACAATAGTCTGAACATACCCTAGGGTAGGGTCCCATGTTAGCGTCAGTCTAATATATAAACAATCACTAGCAGATGAGAGTCGATTTCGGCATCATAAGTAATACTTATTAATACTATAGAAAATACAAGTAATTATTAGTTTACAAAGCAGTAAAAGTATGCTAAACTCTTACAAGTTTGTTACTTAAGTTACATACGCGAGCCTAGTACAATCTAAAACAAGCAGCAGGTAGTTATTCAGATTCTTTTACTTAAATACTAACATGCGTGTAACCTAAGTATGCTATACTTCAGTTTTTCCTTAATGTATTAGGTTATGACTGAACACGACAAAAGAAGAAACAATAAAGGTAATCCTGCTTTGTATAAAGGTATGGCTCCTTTAAATCCCCAAGGCAGACCTAAGGGTAGTATGAACAAGTATACTATCTTGTCCAGAGAGCTGCTTACCGAGCGTGGACCTGAGATAGTCCAAGTAATCATAGATAGAGCTTTAAAAGGTGATGTACATTGTCTTAAGATGTGTATGGATAGAATTGTACCTACTACTAAAGCTGTAGAGATAAACCATAGGAAGCATGATGGTGGTGTTGTAATTAATGTAGGCACTACAGAACAAATCGAGGAGCAAGCCAAGAAAATCAAACCAAAGCAGGTAAGAAGTAAATCTGAGGATACTGTAATAGCTGAGGTAATAGATGAGCTTCCAAAGTGATTTAGCTTATGGTGAAGAAAAAGAGCTATTAGTATTAGATAGGCTGCGCCTTAAATATCCCAAAGCATATAAAGTAGAAGGCTACCATAAAGAGTGGGATTTGTTTGTACCTGAAAAAGATATAGGTATAGAAGTTAAAAGTGATAGGATGTCTAAAAGAACAGGTAATGTAGCTATAGAATATTCTTATGGTGGCGAACCTTCAGGAATTGAAGCTACTAAAGCTGAGTGGTGGGTTTACATTACAGAAGATAAGCTTTATTGGATAAAGGCAAAAAGAATAAAACAATGTATAAAAGAAAACAAATTAAAGCCTATTGAGTTTCCTCCTATTAAAGGAGATTATAAAGGAAAGTTTTTGTACTTAATAAAAGAAACATTGTTTAAAGACTATACGACTATTACAGAGAAACTAAATGGCAGAAATTAATGTAGAGTTGCACCCTGCGCAACTAGAGATATTTAACTCAGATAAAAGATTTAAGATAGTAGCTGCTGGTAGAAGGTTTGGTAAGTCTAGATTAGCTGCTTGGATTCTTTTAATTAAAGCTTTACAGTCAGAAAGTAAAGATGTGTTCTATGTAGGTCCTACTTTTCAGCAAGCTAAGGATATTATGTGGGGTATGCTAAAAGAATTAGGTGCTGATGTCATCAAAGATGCCTACGAGAATACAGCTAGGCTTACATTAATCAACGATAGAAAGATATATCTTAAGGGTTCTGATAGACCAGATACGCTAAGGGGTGTAGGCTTGGCATATGTAGTGTTAGATGAGTACGCGAGTATGAAACCTATTGTATGGGAGCAGATTTTAAGACCAACTCTAGCTGATGTACGAGGAGAAGCTCTTTTTATTGGTACACCTGCTGGTAAAAACCATTTCTATGACCTATATACAGAGGCACAAAAGGAAGAAGACTGGGAAGCTTTTCAATTTAACTCTACAGATAATCCTTATATAGCAGCAGATGAGATTGAAGCAGCAAAACGCTCAATGTCTTCTATGGCATTTAGGCAAGAATTTGAAGCAAGCTTTGAAACTTTCTCTGGTGGTATCTTTAAAGAAGAATGGTTTCATACAGGTAAAGAACCTGAAGAAGGAAACTATGTAATAGCTGTAGACCCTGCTGGATTTGAAGCTGTAGAAAAAGAAAGAGGGTTAAAAGGCTCTAAATTAGACGAAACATCTATAGCGATTGTTAAAGTAGATAGAGATAAATGGTGGGTTAAAGATATTCTACATGGAAGATGGGGTATTAAAGAAACTGCTAAGAAGATACTTAAAGCTGCGGATGTAAATGAAGCTACAACTGTAGGTATAGAAACAGGTTCTTTAAAGAATGCTATTATGCCTTACCTAGAAGATGAAATGCGTACAGAGAATAGGTTTGTACATATAGATGAGCTACGACATGGTGGTAAGAAGAAGACTGAGCGCATTACATGGTCCTTACAAGGTAGACTAGAACACGGTCAGATAAGTTTTAATGAAGATAGAGATTGGAAAGTCTTTATATCACAGATGTTAGACTTCCCTAATCACCTAAGTCATGACGATTTACTGGATAGCCTAGCTTATATAGACCAAGTGTCTATAGCAGACTTCGCATACTCTATAGATATGGACGATGACTGGGAACCATACGATGAAATAGCAGGATATTAGATAATTTAACAGAAACCTCTACATGACTACCTAAAGTGTGCTATACTCCACAGAATTACCTGCGTTAATGGAGATATTTCTATAAATGTTTGAAAATAAAGAAACAAAGTACCAAGCTTTAGCTGGATGGCTTAATCATAGGCTAGAAAGCTGGCGTACCCATAGAGATACTAACTATGTACAGAAGTGGGATGAGTATTACCGCCTATGGCGTGGTATCTGGCTACAAGAAG